ATTTGACATATGTTTCCTTTCATTTGTGTGTGTGTTGTGTGTGGTGGCCAGTTCTTCTGTTCCCAAGCGACTGGCCGGAGGACTACCCTCTAACTCGGCTATAATCTACGCAGCAATTGCGTAAGAATATGCGGTATAATCGGAATTATTTGCGATTAAATTATTCGATGTAGGTCATCACCCTCTTTGTTCTCTCTGATACTCTCTCTAGCAATCGAATACCCGATGGCCCCAGCAATGGAACACATAATTGATGATAGTGGCTTTTGGTTTCTCAATCATATGTGCCCTTGGTGGAGCCAGCTGGAGTCGAACCAGCGTCTTACTTAGATACCCTCTCAGGTCATAAAACAAAATTCTACATATATTTATGTATTACTTGACGTAACGGCTCCAGCCACCGTTCTTTAGTTTCTCTAAACAACAATGGTTCTTCATTCTCCACTGCCATGATAATCACAATATCATTTACTGGAATTCCTGTTCGTTCTTCGTAAGCATGAGCATAGAAAGCACCCTGCATAAAATAGCTATGACAATGATCCCAAATTTTGATTCTCTTAGAAGTTTTATAATCAATAGCGGACAGTGCTCCGTCAAACTCTGCGATTAGGTCAGTTCTTCCAGCCAGTTTGAGCTCATCAGAATATAACGCACCTTCTACACAATGAACATTATCAATCCTATCAATTAGTGGAATTATAGACTGAAACATCTCAACTGCATCTGGTAAAACTCCCTCTAGATGATCCTCTTGATTTTTGATATAGGACTCAGCGATATTGTGAACGCGGGTGCCTCTGCTCGACGCTTGGCGGGAGATTCTATTGGCCTCTTCCGCTCCAACACGCTCTCGCCACTTCTGTATACCAGCTTTGGAGAGGTTTGATAGAAGTGCGGTGATTGATATATACTTATTCCCATCGGGTGTAACATAGTGTCGTTTCCCTTCAATATTTTCAGTTTTTAAATCTAAGAGACTAGAAGCATAATGATTAAATTTTTTCATAATATATTTTTTAATTTCTCAATGGTGCCACGACATCGTGGCTTTCGGTTGTTCCTTCTTTATTTCTTTTAGTTTATCGGTCATCCACGATGGTGGCTTTTTAGTATGTCCGGGCGATGATATATTATCATACGCAAACGCGGTAGGTGTTGAGCCCGGCACTTGATCAATCTTTCCACCACACACAACAGACTCATCCATACCTACATCTTTCTCACAAGGAGATTTAGTAGGCTCAGCTCTTTTAGCCATAGGTAGGAAATCCTCAAATTCATTTCCACATTTTTCACATCTATAATCATACGTTGGCATTTATTCCTTTCGTATACCATTCTGGTGTTCCACTATGCTTCCACACAGCAAAATTATTCTTCTCTTTTATATAGTATTTCCTGTAAGCCTTTACTACATCATCATCTTTGCAATGGTCTGGCATACATAGAGGGGGGTCAGTCCAACCATTGTCTTCAATATTCTTTGGTGCAATTTCTAGAATCTTACCAAGTTTATCCCACGACTTGTGAACCTTGAACACATCACGACTATCATTTATTAAACCGAATCGTATAGAGTATTCTGCACTCAACATTCTAAACAATCTAAACAACCAATCATAATGTTGTTTAGAAGAACGAGTCCAGATTGTACTAGGGTGGTTTTTGTGTGCAATTTTGTATAGGTCTGGATGGGCACCATCTTCATCAAGCACTCTATGAGCAGTTGATAACATCTGTGCGTATTCTAGTATCATCTTAACGCAATGTTTATCACAATGCATTTCCGCACAATCGTCTGGGCGTTTATCTAAGTAAAATATATTCATAATTAATCTTCTGCTAGTGCGGTTGATACTTCTTCAATCAGTCCGGCCTCATTTTTTGCAAAGGAATACCCAGCAGAATAGCTTTCATTCACTAATTCTGTTAGTGCCTTAACAGTATCTGCTATTTCATAACTATCAATAGCATGTTCAACTATCTCAGTTAGTCTTTCTTCAATCGTTGTCATAATCAATCTCAATTATAGAGTTGAGTGAGGACGGCTTTCCCCACTCTTCACCTACCATTATACAGGTTTATTAAGAGCTTGTCAAGTCTTTTTTGCCTTTTTTCGCGCATGATTGAAAAAAATATGTGTATCAATCTGTGCTGTTTTACGGCGTGGGTCTGCCCATCTCGGACTACTAATATAATCCGCATGATAATGGGTTGCTCCATCCGTTATGTCCATCAAGTCAGGAGTTAATAATACATACCTAGCAACTTCTTGTGAATCTTTCCACATTGAACCACTAGTGGGTGGTACATCCAATTTACCATCACAATACCAACTAAATTGGCATCGGTTTTTTACTGGTAATCCAGACTTGTAATGTCTCCCTTGATAAACAACTTTACAGACGGTATTTGGATACCGCGATGAGTTCACACGATTCATAGTGACTTGTGCTACTGCTAATTTTCCAGCAGTAGATTCCATAGCTGCTTCAAAATATATGTTTTTTGACATACACTCTAATTCTTCTGGATTTACCAATTTTACAACTGATGGCTTTTCATCTGTAGTCTTTGTTAATGGAGCCAGTATTGTTGCCTGTTTGTCAGATATTGGTGGAACCCAAATTTTAGTTGTGGAGCCCGAATTTAACGTAGCAGACCACAGCGTAATCAGCCCTACTAGGGCAATGAATATTTTCATATTCCTCTTTTAAATGAGTTTGGTTCAAGCACGATAGTCCATTGCTTAAACTTAAATAGGAGAATTTCTGCCGCGGCGGGGAGCTCTGGCGATGTTGCCAGTTTCCCATAATTTGGGGGAGTATAAGGAGTAATCAAAATCAGAGTACCATTTAATTCCATCTAGTGTAGTGGAAAATTTTGACATGGTACTATTCCAATCCATAGTAAATTGAAAATTATCTTCCTTAGCAAGAACAACCGAAACTTGTATCGGTATTCCGCCCTTCATTTCCAATTGCCGTAGTTCAGCTTCTACAGTTGTTTCAACATTGTCTGTAGTAACTTTGGTTAAATTGACTATTCTCTCTTCTAAACTTTTTATCATGGTAATAGATTAGGAAAAGTTTCTTTTACTAGGTTGAAAGTTAATCCTCTGCATTTTAGTTTTTTATCCTTCACTTGCAGAAGAAGTTCTACTTCAGAAGGATGTATACCTTCTAAAATATCTGTAAATGCTTTTTCTCTTTTCATGTCAGTCAAATTTTTGGGGGATTGACCTTCAACAAACAAATACAACTTTCTAATATGAAAATGTAGATAAGTTGGATTTGGCTCGTCTGTGTCTCCTTGAAATTTGACTATGGGGGGTGCCCCCGGCGGTAAGAGAAACTTTATATTTGGATCGAATGCTGCTTTTAAAATCTGTTGAAGTGCAAAGCAATCATATTTTAATAATAGTTCTTTCTTTTGTTTTTTGGTGCGTGCTACTGCAATCTCACCAAAAACTCTTGGTAAACTAGTTGTCATAATTAAAACTCGTCAATTACATCCATAAGGTTTTTCAATCTATTATCAACAAAATAATTCCAGAGTTGACTTCTATCACCAGCTTCTTGATTATCGTATTGATTTACTATATTTATACGAATTGATTCTGGAGTCTCCCTCAAATCAACCATTGTCTTGTTTCTATGGTAGTTTCTGAGCATGGCTTCATTACAAAATTCCTCTGGTTTTTTACCTCTCCATAGTTCCATCTTCTTCTTGGTTACAGGAGTTTGGCGTTTTCCTTCAGTTATAAGAGTATCATCGGAAGAAAGGATGTTAGGAACACCATCACCAGCATCACCTCTAATGGTCTTATCATACAGAGATTCTACAGGATCACCCACTATAAACTTTTTCTGAAGTGGCGACCATTGTCTCACTCCTTGATACTTTTGTAACTGAATAAAGTCTTTATCACTAGAAAGTATCAGAGTAGGATTTTCTTCACAGTGGTCAACAAGAACACCAATAATGTCATCAGCCTCTGCAGTATCTACATGCATGACTTTATATGGAAAGTATTTAGTGAGCTCTTCTCTCATTTCATGTAATAGTTCAAAAAGAGTTTTCCAATCCGTAGGGTCATTTTCTCTGTTTTTCCTACGATTTGCTTTGTACTCTGGAAATACCTTCTTTCTCCAATTATCTTTACCATCACAACAAATAACCATATCTCCAAAATCTTTTGCAAATTTATTACGAAACAATCTGATTGAATTGAGTATCGTGTGCCTTAACAGATCTTCTTCCACAACTGGCTTACCTCTGCCCATAGCCATAAAAGAACCAATCACAGTTTGACTATAATCAAGTAGTATCATTTTTTTCCATCTCTATTCGCATTTTAATGGATTCAAGAAATTGATTCCATTGATTCATTCGCATATCCCAATTGTAAAAAGTGTCAAAATATGTTTTCTGTAAACTCAACAAAACTTCTGTCTCATCTTTTCTATAAGACTCAATAGCTCTTCCAAGAATATGTGAATGAACCGCAATATGTTTCTCAGGGTTCGGCTCATATCCATACATCCAAGCAAAGTTGGCACAAGTCTCTGGAAGGGCTCCAAGATTAGGACACACTACCATACACTTTGCACTCATGGCTTCAATCGCTGAAATACAAGAAGTTTCCATATAAACGGATGGATATGCCATTATGTGATTCTTGGTAAGTTCTTCTCTAATCTGGTCATTAGATACTGTGCCATGATAATTGACACCATCCATTTCTTGAGCAGCTTTATATACATGGCGATATTGTTCATCCATGTGAGCACGGTCATATATCTTAAAACTAGAAAAGATATTCAGTTCTGCTGATTGAACTTCTTCAGATTTATTGTGTTCTTTGAGATGTCTCCAAGCACCAAGTAAAATCTCTAATCCACGATGAGGTGTACTCATATAGACACAAGAAATTTTGTCTTTGGGTTTTTCATGTTCTGGAATGGGTTCTATGGCGTGTTGAATAACAACACCATGAT